GACGGCCTGCAGTACCTCGACACTCTGAAGGATCAGAACAAGCAGTACCTCCTCAAGCCGTCCCTGAATCCGGACGCTCCGATGTCCATGTATCTGGCTGTCGGCGCCCGCCGGATCCCGGTCAAGGTCGTTCCGAACGCGATCCTGGCTACCGTGTCTGACGCGATCCCGTTCTTCATCGGCGACCTGAAGGAAGCTATCGTGATCTTCGACCGCAAGAAGCTGACCATCATGAACAGCAATGTGGCGTCCGTCACCGGCTTCAACGCTTTTGAGCAGGATATGACCCTGTTCCGCGGCATCGAGCGCCTCGACTGCAAGGTCCGCGATGCCGGCGCGTGGGTCTACGGCACGATCGCGGGGGAATGATAACCGTCGCCGAGGCAGATACGGACTCTGACAGCTATCTGTCGGAGTCCGAGCTGTCCGCCTTGACGATCGCCCAGATCAAGGCTTTGGCGGCGGAGCTGGGCTATACCATCACTGCAACGAAGAAAGCTGATATTATCGCTGAGTTTCTCGCGCAGCAGTCCTGATCGGGAGGTGATCCTAAAAAATGATTAAATGGTCAGATAAGCTGCTGGCGGCAAAAAGCTATGAAGACATTCAGTATGAGGATTTTTTCGTTGAGCTCCTGGATTATCTGAAGGTCGACCTGCTGGATGATGACAGGAACGTCTTCCGGGCGGCTAGGTATGCGGTCACGTATATCAAGGCTGCTGTCGGAGAGTTTGATGAGGAAGACGACGAAGCCGTCGCCCTTTTTCATGCAATTGCCCAGGATTACTATGACAACCGCGAGCTGATGCAGTCCGAGCAGCAGATGAAGAAGCGTCAGCAGTGGATGTGGGCATCTGTTATCCTCCAGTTGCAGCAGAAGTATGATCTGAAACAGGAGGAGGAGGCGAACGGATGAGACAGGTCAGAGGGATCAACCCCGGCCGGCTCGACAAGCGCGTCCAGATCCTGCGGTATAAGGACGTCACCACGGAGCTGGGAGACCGGACGAATCAGCTCGTACACTATAAAACGGTGTGGGCTGAGATCCGCCCGCTCCGCGGATCCGAGGGAACAGAGTACTTCCGGGACATCAATACCCAGGGGTACAAGATCACCATCCGGGCCACGGACATCACCACGAAGGATGTGATCGAATATAAGGGCCGGCAGTTCCAGATCCAGTACATCACCAATCCGCTCGAATATGATTACATCCTCGAGCTGAACTGTGTCGAGAAGCTGGATAAGACGATAAAGCGAGGTGAGTTCTGATATGGCTGAAATGGAACTTGAGTTCCGTGGGCTTGATGAGCTTGCCCGGGACTTCCAGAAGGTCGTCGACAAGTATCCAGACGAGACTGCGACTGCGCTCATGAAGGTCGGAAGGTCCTTTATCAAGGATACCTGTGCGAGCATGCCGGGATACTACTCCAGCGGCAAGCGGCCACTGAATAATCCGAGTCAGTGGGACAGAAAGCGCGAGAAGGGTTCTGATGGCTCGACCATCGCGGTATCCGTATCCTGCAGAGCTCCGCACTGGCATCTGGTCGAAAACGGGCACCGGAAGTTCGTCAACGGAAAGGACACCGGCGGCTTCGTGGCCGGCAAGCATTACGTGGAGAAGCAAAGCAAGGTATACGAGCGGACGCTTCCGACCGTGATGCGCGGATATGTGGATAAGATGCTGAAGGAGGAAAACTTATGATCTATACGGCTTCGGCGGTCAAGGCCGCCTGCAATGCGCTCATGAGTTCCCTCTTCCCGGATCTCCCTGTCTACGGCAATACCGTGCTGGACGGCTACACCCGTCCGTCATGGTTTGCGGAGCTGCTCGTCAACCCGTACACCCGTCCCGGGAAGTACTCTCATGAGTACAGCTACACCTACAAGGTGACTATGCTGGAGACCACACACGACGAGGCTTACTGCCTGAGCTCCTTCGACACGATCCGCTCCAGCTTTGGCCAGGCGGTCAAGGTCGGCTCCGGTCACATGGTCGTGGAGTCCATCACGATGGACTGGATCGACGAGCGGAACGATGTCCTGCAGGTCACGATCGACTTCTACCCGGTCAGCGAGATCTCAGGCCGGACGGAAGACGAGGATCCGATGCAGGATCTTACCTTATCAACCACTCTCAACATTATTGAGGAGGAGTAACATATGGCAACTTTAACTGCACCGAGCGTCTCGGTGGCATTTATCGAGGCTGCAGCGTCCGCGATCCAGCGCGGAGAGCGCGGCGTCATTGCCATGCTTATCGTCGATGCGACGGAGGGCCTGGCAACTGATTACATCATTTACGACGTGACGGACATCCCGGAGAGCATGACGGACGCCAATAAGACCGCCATTAAGCTGGCACTGAAAGGCTATGTCAACGCCCCGGCGAAGATCCTTGTCCACGTCATCGCGGCGTCCAGCGCTTACGCAGATGGCCTTGCGGCTCTTGCAACCCAGAAGTGGAACTACCTGGTCTGCCCGACGGCCGAAGCTGACGGTGTGACCAGTGACATCATCAGCTGGATCATCGCTCAGCGCTCCAACGGCATGACCTATAAGGCTGTCCTGTCCAATGCTGCCGGCGATAATCCCGGCATCATCAACGTGACCTCCGGAGCTACTTATGAGGGCAACGAGATCACGGCCCAGCTGGTCGCCTGCCGTATCGCCGGCATTATCGCAGGCTGTCCGCTGACTATGAGCATCACCTATGCTCCGGTCGCGGACTTCTCCGACTGCGACCGCATGACTCAGGCTGAGCTCGACGCTGCTGTCGGCGAGGGCAAGGTCGTCCTTATGTGGGACGGTGAGAAGGTCAAGGTCTGCCGCGGCGTGACCAGCTTCCTGACCACCACCGACACCAAGGGCGATTCCTTCAAGAAGATCAAGCTGGTCGACGCGATGGATATGATCCGCGACGACATCACCCTGACCGCTCAGGACAGTTACATCGGCAAGTACGCAAACAGCTACGATAACAAGCTTCTGCTGGTTACCGCGATCAACGCGTATTTCCGTGAGCTGGTCGCCGCCGGCGTCCTTGCTTCCGGATCCTGCCAGATCGATGTTGCGGCCCAGCGCGAGTATTTCCTGAGCAAGGGAAGCACTTTCGTGGTCGACGGTGAGACGATCGCCGTGGAATCCGCGACCGAGCAGCAGCTTAAGGAAGGCAACACCGGAAGCCACGTCTTTCTGACGGCCGCCATCAGCCTGCTTGACGCGATCGAGGACATCAACCTCGACATCTATATCGGATAAGGAGGATAAGCGATGAACGGAATGGTACCGTCCCAGGCGATCCTGGGCACCTTCGGCGAAGCGTGGGTCGATGATGATTATATGGCGGAGACCAACAAACTCCGCGCTGAAGTTAATATCAACTATGACGATGTCCGGCAGGCGCGCAAGCTTACGACCGGCAAGAAGATGACCGGCCTCGAGGGTTCCGGCGAGATCCAGTTCGTGAAGGTCTCCAGCTACATGGCAAAGAAGATCTCTGATAAGATCAAGGCCGGCAAGACCCCGAGCTTCAAGATCATCTCCAAACTGAAGGATCCCGATGCAATCGGCGCGGAGCGCATCGCTCTGTACGGATGCAAGTTCGAGAAGACCACGCTGGCCGACTGGGAACACGGCAACATCGGCTCCGAGTCCTACAGTTTTACTTTTGAGGACTGGGAGTTCCTCGACACCGCACTGTAAGCGGTCATGACAGGAGGGCAAAAGCATGAACGCTGTTGAATTACTGCTGAAGATGGACAAGGGGAAGGTCAAGGCCGTCCCCACGAAACAGGTGGAAGTGAAGAGGCTCTCCGGTATTGCCGGGGAGCCGTTCTTTGTCACTCTGAAGGCCGTCCCCGGTGATAAGTGGAACGACATCGCGGGAAGTGTAAGCGGCGCAGACGATGCGGCGAATTACAGGAGCTCGAAACATTTACTCCTTGCTGGAATGGTCGACCCGAAGCTTTCGGATCACGACCTGCAGGAAGCCTATGGTGCGGCTACCCCGCTCGACCTTATGGAAAAGCTCTTCCTCGCCGGTGAGATCATGCGGCTGGCTGCAGAGGTGACCGACCTGTCCGGCTTCGGTGGAGACACTGAGGCAGAAGTAAAAAACTGATATACGCGGATCCGGACGTAAATGCGTCTTACCTCCTGTTCCGCGAGAAGAACTGGATACCCTCACAGTATTACGACCTCGGATTCGGGGAGCGTATCGTCGTGAGGGCTTTTCTGTCGCAGGAAATACGCGAGAGAAAGAAAGAAGCTGAAGAGCTGGAGAAGGTGGAATAAATGGCTACAAGAGTAATTGATGCCATCCTTCGCATGAAGGACGACGGATTTACCAAGACCTTCAAAAACTCAATAGATCTGATGGCTAAATATGGCCGTGAGGGAAAAGCGGTCCGCAAGACCATCGAGCAGCAGGGCAAGGCGATGGTCGGTTTAGGTAAGACCATGACAGCAGCTGTCACAGTACCGCTTGCCGGTATGGCTGTGGCTTCGGTGAAGAACTTCCAGCAGGTCGATAAGACAATGCGGCTGGTTGCGGCCACGATGGGAGAAGCAAAGTGGGCCACTGCTGACCTGAACAAGGCACTGGATGAAGCGGCCATGAATTCCATCTTTACGAAGTTTGAAGGT